AAGGTGTCGGTGCCGTTGACGGTGGTGATGCGGACGCGATCTAGGGTGCCGGAGAGGGTTTTAGAGCCTGAAGCGTTGCAAACGCGAGGAACTGCAGGGGCTACAAAACCGCCATCAAACGCCCACGTATTGCCCGTAAGTAGCTGGATTCTTGCAGCTCCAGAGGTAACGGAAGCGGCAGTCAGGCCAACACTTGCAATAAACCCATCCGTCGCCGTCCCTTGGTTTGTTGCTTGGATGACGCCAGATGTGTAGCCAGTGTTTTCGATGCCGCCAGAATCGCCCAGTTGAATTAAATAATTGCTGGTTCCACTGAGACTTACTTGGTCAAACATCACCGTCACCCGCTTCACCCAACTTGGAATCCCGGTGAAGTCGATGCTGGTGCCGGACGTGCTGGCCTGAGCTGTGCCAAGGGTAAGCGGTTGGCTGAGGTCAGCCGGCGTGATGCAGGCATCAGGGAGACCACCTGCGCTGATGCCAGTGATTGAACCAGAGCCGTTGATACCGATTGGCATGATCAGACCACCACCCAGGAAGCGCCAGACGGAACCGTCACAGTAACGCCTGCGTCGATCGTAACGGGGCCGGCCGACACTGCATTCTTGCCGGTGCTCAGCGTGTAGTTGGTGGTCACCGTGTTGCTGTTCTCCAGAAACACCGTGTCAGCGCCACCGCCCGTGGCGCCACCGCCCACCTGCGACCATGCAGTGCCGTTGTAGCCCTCGAACTGGCTCAGCGTGGTGTTGAACCGGATCATGCCCGAGGTGGGCGAGCCCGGCCGTTGCGCCGTGGTGCCCACCGGCAGATCCAGCACGCCGGTGCCGGTCAGCAGCACATCACCGCCGAAGGTGGCGGTGCCGGTGAAGGTGGGGCTGGCTGCTGGTGCCAGGCCGAGGTTCGCGCTGGCCAGCGTGCCGATCGTGATCCACGCGTTGTTCGCCGCATTGCGCAGCTTCAGCAGGCCCGTGGTGGTGTCCGCCCACCACTGATAGGCGTAGGTGGTGCTGGGCTCTGAGGCCCCGCTGTTCTGGCTGACGATCGCCGCCAGCGCATTGTTCAGGTCCTGCCGGAAGGCGAGGCCAGACTGGTTGGCCAGGTTGTAGTCGTGCTGAGCCATGCCTTAGATCTGCCTCCCGAACCCGATGGCTGTGTAGGTGAACTGGCGGCTCACGGCACTGCCGGCGCTGTTCCTGAATGTTACTTGGAATCCGGTCCGCGTCACGGACGCTATCGCGAAGTAATCGCCGGTGGCCATGTTGAAACCCGTCACGCCGACACTGGGCGCCTCGAAGAAGGCGTTAGCGAAGGTGACGGTATACGCGCCCGCGCCACTTGTCAGCACCGCAGACTGCTCGGTGCGTTGCTGCAGCTCGAGCTCAGCGCCGAGCTCCTCAATGATGATGTTCTGCGTCGGGTCGGTGCTGGTGGCCACCGTCTTGAACTGGAAGCCACGGCCCCGCACGATCGCGTTGGCGAACTCGCGCCAAGTGCTCCAGGTTGGTGTGCCGCTGGGGTCGTCCTGCGTGGTGCGCACGTAGGTGAGCGCGTTGACGCGATCGGCGCCGGTGCCGTCGATGAAGTCCCAGGTGTCGATGTCCTCGAGGTGGTCATCCCAGAAGTCGCCGGGGATGTAGGGCAGGGTGACCAGCCTGCGGCGCAGGTTGCAGTCGAACACGCCGGGGAAGGAGTAGGTCGAGCCGAACTCGTACTCGCCCTCCGGCAGCACGCCGCCCACGCTGTCGATCGATGCCAGCGCGTCCCAGTCGCCGTCTGTGGCCATCGCGTCCACCGCGAGCCCGGTGCTGATGATCAGGCCGCTGGCGCCGCCTGCTTCAGCCAGGCTGGCCACGTAGAACATGTCGGTGTAGTTGCCGTTGAAGGGTGGGCTCTCCAGCTCCTCGGCATAGGTTTGCACCAGCTGCCGCGGCTGCGGTGTGGGCAGGTCCACAATCACGGTGCTGGCCACCAGCGACCGGCGGCCGCCATCATCCTCGAACTTGACCAGATAGGTGCCCTCGAGCAGCGGCACCTGCTTCTGCGTCTGGCTGCCGGCTGCCGCGGCCACGATCTCCTGGCTCTCCTCCCAGATGGCGCCGGTGAGCAGCACGCTGTGGCGGATCAGCACCTTGCCGCCGAGCACCACGTCCAGCTCGGGGGAGCGATCCCAGCTGAGGATGGCGCTGGCGCCGTCGATCGGGATCAGCGACAGGCCGGTGACGCTTTCGGGTGGTGCGGTCTTGCCGAAGGCTTGCACCGTCAGCTTGGCCGGCTCCACTGACTGCCGCAGGCCAGCGTTCAGGCTGTAGGCCTGCACCTCATAGACGCCGGCGGTGGTGTCGAGGATCTCGAAATCGGGCCGCGACTGAGTGGTGCTGGTCCAGTTGCCGTTCTGCGGCCGCCAGCGCACGCGATACTCGTTCACGCCGACCACCGGCTGCCAGCTGATGATCAGCTTGGCTAGCGCGCGGCCGTTCAGCTCGTAGAGCGTCTCGGCGGCCTGCAGGTTGGTGGGGGCCTCCGGGATGATGTTCAGGTCGGTGATGTCCCGCGGCTGCAGCGCCGCCCCGCGCTCGATGTAGTCGTACTTGCTGGCGTTGTAGGCCAGCGCGCTGATCGCGTACTTCGCGCCGTCCTGCTCCTGCACGCTGAGCACGCGCCAGGTCGAGGTCTGGATGTTTGAGGTCTGGTAGAGCCAGACGCTGTTCGCGTTGGGCGCTGCGGCCAGCGGCGTGGCGAGGCTGACCACGTTGCCGGCGATCGCCGTCACCGCACTGCTCTGCACCGTGCCATCAGGCAGGATCGCCGAGAGGGTGGCGGCTGCACCAGCTGCGAGCCCGCTGGCATCGTCAACGGTCACCGTGGTGGTGGTGGCTGCAGTGATGCGGCCGCCGCGCCGTGAGCCGGCCTTCACCGGGTCGCTGATCTCGATGATCTGCCCCGGCCTCACCACCACGCCGGCATCGATCGATGCGGTGAAGCTGACCACCTCGCCTTCGTACTGCTCTGAATAGAGCAGCCACTCGCCGATCCTGCTGGCCTGGCCACGAGAGGTGCAAGCGAAGGCGCTGATCTGCGTGGAGACCACGCCGTGCTTCGCGATCGCGGCCTGGTCCTCGACCACCTCGTAGGCGATGTCCCGGCTTGGCAGGTCGAGGTAGCTGACCACCGCCACGGTCGGGCGGGTCTTGCGGCTGCTGCCCTGATAGTTAAAGCCCTCCTCGGAGACGTTGGCCAGCGTGAACAGGTAGGCCGAATCGGCCGGCCGATCTTGGCTGATCGTCAGCGCGCCGGTGCTCCAGTACGGCATGGCCCGGAACACCGAGCACATGTCATTGATCAGCTTGTAGGCCTCCTCGGCCGTCTGGATGTTGATGTTGCAGGAGAAGCGCGGCTCAAAACCGCCAAAACCGTCAGGGACCAGCGTCGAGGCGTACTGGCTCGCGGCATAGAACGCCCACTTGTCGAGCTGCTCTGCCTTGACGTGATCGCCGAAGCCGTAGCGCGTGGAGGTGAGCAGATCCCACAGGATCCACGCCGGATCAGAGCACCACTGCGCTGCACCAAGGGTGCCGTTCCAGATGCCGCTGTAGACCAGCCGGCCGTTGGTGGTGTCCACCGTCGCGTTCGACGGGATGCGCACCTTGATGCCGCGGATCAGGTAGGAGCGGCTCGGGATGCTCGAGAACTGCTCAGCGTCCACCCGCAGGCCAACCAGCGCGCTGTTGGGGTAGCGCAGCTTGGCGTAGGTGATCTCGGTGTAGGTGGACCAGGTGAAGGCGTTGGCCAGCTTGGCGCTGCTGCTGTCCGGCGTGATCCGGGTCACGCGGATGTCGGCCGGCGTGGTGGCCAGCTCCACCAGGTAGTCGCGCTGATAGGTGTCAGCGGTGCGGCCGGCGATCGTGTCATCGATCACCGTGGTGTAGCCGCCGCCGTACTGCACGGCGATCTGCAGGCGCACCCTCGCGCCGTTCACGTCGCCTTCGTTGGTGAACGATTGCAGCTGCGGCACCGTGATCGTGATCCGCGCTGCGTCCACGTTCGGGTCGGTGATGGTCCGCACGATCGGGGTGGCCTGCTGCACCTGCACGCCGACCGGCTTCTCGTCCTCGATGCCGGGCGATCCGGGGATGTAGGACTGGTTCTGCGTGCCGTTACGGGTGTAGACGGTGACGTTTCGGAAGTTGTAGGAGCCGTCTGCGTTCTGCAGCTGCGTGTTGTTGAGGAAGATCGACTGCGCGCCAGCCTTGAGGCCCTGGATCTCGCCCTCGCTGATCAGATCCACCACCTGCGCATACTGCGCGCTGTTCAGGTTGTCGGCCGCTTCCGTAGGAGTGCGCTGCTGCTGGCCGCCGCCGCCTTTGCCGCCGCCGCCAGCACCTGCGATCGCGCCCAAGCCGAGGCCTGCATTGTGAACGCGGATCCCGCCAGCGATGAACGTGTGATGGCCCTCAACGGTGAGGTTGTAGACGGTGCCATGGCAGAGCTCGGCCTTGCCGACGATCGGCCGCAGGTGGCCGTTTTCATCCACCAGGCAGTCGTCGCTGCTCAGCGTGTCGATCTCAACGAAAGCGTTGAACTGGTTGAGCACCCAGTGATTTGGCGTGGCGTCGAGCACGGCGCCGCCCCACAGGCGGTAGCGGTTGACTCGCTCTCCTTCGTGCTCATGCACCTTGAGGATCTTGGCCTGATGCACCTCGCCCAGATCATCGAAGCTGAGCACCAGATCGCCGGGCTGCAGCTCATCGATGCGCCGCTGACCATCGGGCACCCGCACCAGGGTGTGCCCTAAGAAGCATCCACCACCACCTGCGCCGACGATCCTGCTCATCCCGCCACCTGCACGGTGTCAACGCCGGCCGAGATCACCACCGAGCCCACCAGCGTCTCGCCGTAGACCACGGGCACGGGCACGCCCTGGCGGCTGGTCTGCTGGATGCCGGAGAAGCTGTAGGACTTGCGCGGGTCCTGGTCGGTGTTGGATGCCGCGCCCTGCGGCACCTTCGGCACCGGCGTGAGCAGCTGCGCCACACCGCCGAGCACCAGAGAGGCGCCAACGCCCACCAGCAGCTGGACGCCGAGAGCGCCAATGCCTGGCACCAAGAAGCCAACGGCCAGCAGCACCACGCCGGCAATAATCCGCCCCACCGCACCAGCACCCGCGAGCACTGGCACGATCTTGATCTGCTGCTGGCCGGCCGGGTCGTGGATCTCCTCGAGGCTCAGGTCATAGCCGCCGACGCTCACCCGGTAGTGCTGGTCGGCCATGTGCTTCTCCAGCTGCGGGAAGTTGGCCAGCAGGAACCTCACCGCCTCAGCAGCGGTCGCCACCTCCGCGCGGAACACGCGCCGGCCGAGGAACTTTGCCAGCCGCCCATAGACCCGGATCTCGCGCAGCATGGCCCCGCTCAGCCTCCACCCATCGTAGTGAACTCAGGATGACGCAACCGCCGGCCCGTGCATTTCTGCAGCCAGCCACCGTAAAGGTCGCGGCTGCTTAGCCGGCCACGGATGTGGTGCAGCAGTAAACCGTCGCCGATGTAGACGCCGACGTGATTAAGCCCCAGCCCGCTGATGCTCATCAGTAGCGCATCACCCACCTGCAGTTCGTCCTCATCGTCCAGTTCGCGGAAGCCTGCATCCTTCCAGCAGCCATCAAACATGGGTGCCGCCTCGAAATCCTGCGGGGTTAGCGGCCGATCCCAATCAGGCAGTGGCAACCCATGCGCCTGCCACCAGTCGCGCGCGAGCGTCCAGCAGTCGGTGACGCCCCACGCCCATTCACGGCCGATCAGCGGCGCCTTGTAGCCGGAGGGCTCGCAGCCGCCCCATGCTTCGGTCTTCGGGTTGACGATGTGCCACGGCAGCCCGCTCTTCTCGCACGCCACCAGATCCGGCCCGCTGGGCTGTGGCGGGGTGATCGGGTGGCTATGGACCACCGCGATGATCTCGCCGGCATCTTCAGCGGCCGCGTAGTCATCGGGGCTGAGGATGAACTGATCGGTGCCGGCGGAGAGGTTCTGGCATGGCCAGTAGCGCTCGCGGCCCTTGACCACCAGCAGCAGGCCGCAGGCTTCGCGGGGATCCTCGGCCTTGGCGTGATCAAGTGCTGCAGTGCGCCAGTCTGTCATGTCAAGTAGGTGCCAATGCCGGGGAATGAGCCGAAAGGCAGTCCTGATGTGGTGCCAAAGCGCGCCTGGCAGCTGCTCAGCCGTTTGCCGCAGGTGTCGCTACTGCTGCTGGTGGTCGGGCTATCTGTGCCGTCGTACCACTGCGTACCTGTGACGTTGCCGCTTGTGGTCGCGCCTGATGTGATCTCCATTGTGAAGCTATTGGCGCTGGCCGTTGCCAGCACATAGGGACCGTCCGTCGCGGTTCCGCTGGTGAAATCAAGATGAACACAGGCGCCAACAGTTAAGCCATGCGCTGTGGCTGTTACTTTCAACCAGGCAATGGTCACGTTGCCAGAGGTGGTGCCACTCGTGCCAGATGCAACAGTGAAGGTGTTGGTGGCCGCTGTCGCCACAGTGTAAAAACCGTCTGCGGCTGTACCACTGGTGAAATCAAGGTAGACACGATCGCCAGCTGCAATGCCATGCGCGGTGCTGGTAACAGTGATCGTCGTGCCGCTGCGAGTGTACGTGGCAGTTAAGGCCTTGCGGTCGTAAGTGCCACTGAAGCTCGCCACTGGTGTGTAACCGCATTCAGCGGACTTGTACGCCCATTGGCAGAAGCTTGAAATGCATTGCCGCTTTGGCGCACGCACTCCAGCCAAATCGAACGTAGCACCCAGCTCAAACTCCACTACATCGCGCGTCTCGATGGTCTTGCGATCGATGTAATAAATCTCTCGAGGAAACTCAGCCGTAGGGTCCGGCGTTCCGTATGGATTGGTGTCGCCTGGGAAGTTCACCGCGTCGATGTATCGCGCCAAGGTGCGAATGCGGGTCACCTTTGCGCCCTCTAGACCATTGGGCAAGGTTTGCAGCAGAGCAGTGATGGTGCCAAGAATGTTGCTGACTCGGACCTTCGGTCTTGGCAGCTGGCCATTGCCGCTGTACTCAAAGCCTTCAGCTTCGACGGGGATGCGCTGATAGGAGTTGGCATTCCAGACCAGTGACCCATTGCTCTTTAGGTTTGTGCCTGCATGGAAGCGGTAGGTCTCTGCCACGCCATGTTGCGCCACATTTAGCTCAAGCTCGAATAGCTCGATAACGGCGCCGGGGGCAATTTCTTGCAGCGCGGAAACAGGTACGGTCATGACTCAAATACCTGCATAAACGTAACGTCAAGTTTGCTGCGCTCAAATTCAAATAACTCACGGGTCCAGTTAGAACATGTCCATTTGTAACTTGTGGCTTCGCCTGGTGGCGTCCAGTCAAACGATGCCGCGTCTGCAGCACGCGCATCTAGAAAAGCTTCGATAATGTCGGCGTCGTCGTCACTGACGTTAAAAGTAAGCCGCCATTCTTTCGGATTCTGGTTCAGGCCGAAAGTTACGCGCTGTTGGTAGCCGTCACCAAACTGTGTGGTGCGAACCTTGGGCTGACTGGTTTTAGTGGCCGAGTAGGTCGGCTTGTAGTTGGGGAAGGTAGCCATTACACCAGCAAGCCTCCAGGACGTTTTTGCTTGATGAGTTCCTGCTGAACGGCGGCAGCAATGACTCGGCCCAATTGCTTGCCTTGCTGATCATCGCCTTCTACTTTACTGCCGCTGGCATCGACGTTTACTACAACACTGGTGCTGCCGTTACCGCCCAGCTTGTCATTAGCCACGATAGTGCCGCTGCGGCCAGGCACGAACAGTTCGGGGCCGCGTTCACCGACGATGTAAGGCGAACCGCCGGTGACGGGACCGCCATTGGCACGGAAACTTACGGCACCAGGCATAAACATGGAGGCGCCTCCGCCCACGCCAGCAGCAGGCATGGTGACCGGGCCTTGACCACTAAACAAACTGCCGCCACCGCCACCGAACAAACCCAAAAGGGTTTTAAAGGCGTACATGGTGATCATTTTTGCGATTATTTCCGTTGCCATATTCATAAACGCTTCGGCCACACCGTTAAAGAAGCCGGCCAAGGCCTCTTGGGCAGTTTGGGTGCCGGTGACCAAATTCTGGAACGCACCAGAAAATGCGTCGCCGATGCCCTCGGCACCTTGTTGGGCCATCAGTGTTTTTTCTGTAAGTTCATCTAGTTCTTTTTGATACAAATCTAGTTGTTGCGTTCCTTTGTTATTAGGATCTAGTGCAAAAGCCGTAGTAAATAGGCTTCCAGTAACAGAGCTGCCGAAAGCACTTGGTAGTCTTTGTTGCGTGGATTTGCTAAGTAGTTCAGACACACCTAGCAAACTGTACATGGCTGCTACTTCAGTAGTAACAAGCTCAACACGCGCTTTTTGATACTCGTTGTTTGCGCGGTTTATTTCGTTTGTTTGAGCTGTTATTAGGTACTCGCGCTCTTGCAAACTAAGAGAGTTTGTGTATAAAGTTTCATACTTGTTCATCCGCTCCAAACGATCTTTGTCGTAAGCGGTTTGGAGCTTTTCTTGTTCAGTTAAGGCGTATGAAATTTGCAGCTCGTAATCTGTTTCTACGGCAAGGCGAGCAGCGTACTCAAGTTGCTTTTTAAGTTGCTCAGCTCTGCGTTTTGCCTCGTCATCAGATTTAGATTTACGCTGCTTACCAGTAGGGCCGAATTCACTAGGAACGCGGAAAGATTGGACAGCTGTACCAGGGCGAGGTATTCCAGCAGGCCAGTTTGCCCCGCCCATGCCAGCGTTTAGATTCAGCGAAGTGGCTAAACCGCGCTTACCTCCTCCGTCTCCTCTAAGGTTTCGTATTGCAGATAGAGTCGTGTAAACCGTGCTAAGGCCTGGAATCATATTTGCCAGTGCCGTAGCTACAACTTGAATAGTGCCAGGGATGCTGTAAAAAGCGCTAGCAAATTTAACCCCTAGTTCTGTTATGTAAGCGCCTAAAGATACAATCTGTCCGCTAATTTTTGCTAATTCGACAAGTGCGGGTGTCATTGCTTTGACCATACGGTCAAATGCCGATACAACTGTATCTTGTATGCTAGTAAAGTTAGCGTTTATTCCTGTAGTAGCGTTTGCAAACGCATTGCGCATTGCGGTCGCGGTTTCTTCATAGCTACTTTTAATTTCTGTGGCTCCTGTGGTGCCTGCATTGGCTACTTCAACAAGTGTGTCAATTAAACTTTGGGCGGATATTTCGCCGTCTTTTGCCATCTGTAACAGTTCGGCCCTGCTTACTTTGTATTTATCTGCCAGTGCTTGCTGAATATTTATACCTTGACTGGTGAGTTGGTTTAGAGTTGCTTGAGTTACCTTTCCAGATTCCAGTGCGCTGGTAATTGCGTTACCAGTTTTTTCAAACGAGCCGCCATACGCTTCTGTTAGACGGGTTACAAGCTGGATTGCTTTGGCTTGATCTTCAATGGCCAAACCAAGACCGCGAATATTTTGGATAACGGCAGTGAATTTTTCCACGTCCGTATTAGCAACTTTGAAGGCATCGGAAAGTTGCTTTGTTTGTTGAGCAGAAAAGCCAATATCGTCAGCCAGTTGTTTTACAGCTTGTCCCCTGGAGGCAATGTCGCCTAAAAGTGTGCCAAGCAGTGACCCAGCAAAACTGCCGCCTGGACCGGCAAGACCGCCGACTAGGCCACCGATGGCGCCACCAGTTGCCGCCCCACCGCCTTGGCCAAAGAGCAAGGGAAATGCGCCACCGATGATGCTGCCGCTTACGGCGCCACCTAGACGGCCCGCAAACCTACCGCCAGATCCGGCACGGAAAGCAGCTGGAGATCCGGGAATATTTGGTGCGCCGCCGATTGGAGATGTCGGGCCTCTACCGGGACGAATGGGTGCAGCTTGCGGACCTTGGATACCGAAGCCAGCGTTTGCGACAGCTTGAACGCGACGGCGGCTAGCTATCTCTTGCGCAATAAGGAAATTTTGACGACTACGGGCTGCATTAGCAGCTCCCATAGCAGTAACGTATTCTCGAATTGCCTTTGTTTCGGCTTCGGATCCAAGGGCTACATTATTTATTGCTCTTGCAGCTCTGTTTAATTGAGTTTCGTAATTAGCTAGTGTTTGAAAAAGTGCCCCGCGTTGGGCTGCAATACGGTTAAGACTTTCAAAAGCCTGTGTAGTTTGGGTTATAGAGGAACGAAGCCGCTCCAGCTCTCTCTGACCTCTTACACCTATTTCAATATCGGCTCTGTAAGCAGCCACGATGCCGATTCGCCGTCTGGTACTTCAGTTTACGCGACAAAAAAGCCGCCGGGGTTAGCGGCGGCGTTTGGCTTTTTCCAGCTCCTTTTGCTGGTCCTCGTTGAGGATTGAGAAGTAGGCGCTCCAGCCGAGGAGTTCTTCGGCGGTCATGCCGGTGCTGATCTCCGTAAGGGTTTTGCCTAGCTCTTTGGCGACTCCGAATTGGAGCATGAGCCAGTTGTCCTTACGGAGTTCGGCGCTCAGGATTTTGGGTCGATGGGCTCCTCGTCGTCCGTCAGGATTGCCAGCATCAGGGCTTGGAGATCCTTATCCTTGACTTCGTTCTTCAGTACGTCAATTTCGCCGACGCTGAAAATCTTGGCGCCAGTGTCGTCGAGGGCTTTGGTGATCAACAGCTGGAGGGCAAAAGCGTTGGCGTCGTCGGACTTGGCTTGTTTCTGGGCGCGTTCGCGCTCGGCCATCGTCAGGGGCGCCACCCACATTTCAAAGGTGCTGCCGTCAGACAGTTCGACGAGCTTTTTGACGGGCTCCAAGTTGGCGGCCTTACGCAGGCGGTCAATGGCGCGAACTGGAACAGGCATAAGAGGTGCTTGTTTATGGTTTCTACTGTAGCGGACTAGACAGCAAAAAGCCCCAGGTGACTGGGGCGGTTTGCTGAATCTGGCCGGCGATAGCCTATCAGGACTTAGCGAAGTCGAAGGTAGGAGTGCCAGAGGGGCGGAAGTTGACGGTCACCGATTGGGCGTCGTCGGGGTTGATGTTCAGGCTGGCCGAGGTCAGCACAGCATCGAAGGAGATAGAGCGGCTGAGGGTTTCGCTCAGGGTGCCGCCGCTGAAAACGCGGTCGGTGTACAGCTTGAAGGCGGCGCCGTTTTGCTGGCGTTGCAGCACGTCCTCGATCATCCGGTTGGACAGGGCGGCGTCTTCGTCGGTCATGTAAACCGTCGCGGTGCCGGTACCGTCGCCGAAGCCGCTGATGTAGGTGCGGAAGGGCACGTACTGACCAG